TTTCTTTTTGTAGTTCTTGTTGATAATAATCGTTTGGTCTAGCCATAAAATTTAACTAAATAGTCTTTTAACAGAATCTATCCCGGACTGAACTGTCCTTTTTGCGGTGGAAAATGCTCCGCTATCCACTTTAGCACTAGGCTGTTGCGGGGTTCTAAATGCTTGAGATTTTGGCTCAGATTTAGGTTGATTAAAAGGATTGTCTAGTCCATAATTCATTTTTGTTGGAGTTTGTCCTTGCATTATCTGATCTTGCATTCCCGGAGTTTCCATAACAGGTTCCATTCCCATATTTTGTTCAGGGGCTATTGGTATTGTTGGGTCTATTGTTTCATCAACCTTATTCATTAGTGATCTTTCAAAACCTTCTGGCATATTAAGAATTGGCCCATCTATATTTAAAGATTCTGGGGTGGCATTTAGGTATTTGGTATAACCACCATCTTCTCTTTTTTTATATAGAGTTCCGTTATTTCCCTTGGCCCATGAATTATTAGGTAAGTAGTCCTGAATTCTAAGATCTGGTTGCGACATATTGACATAACCAGATTCGGCTCTTTTTATAACTCCCTGTGATTGGACATTGGCCATTAACTTATTTGGTTTATAAGCTCCCGGATTGTTTGGGTCTGGGGTCATCATATCAGCGGCGGAAAATGTCTGATTTCCTAATTTGAAATAGTTATCACCATCCCGTTTGTAATTAACTTTGCCAAATACTTGAAAGCCATCGATCATGCCGTTAGTTTCGGCATATCCGGTTTTTTCTCCGTATTTAGCGTAGTCAACATTAACAATTTCCCCGTTTGAATTAGTTTCGACATAAGCGACAAATCCAGGTATTGGCTCTGTCATATTTTCGGTAACTCCTTCTCCCATTGCTTGAAAAGCTCCAGCTCTTTTTTGATATTCCTGAAGGGCGGCATTATATTCGTTATAATAATCAGTGGTATCTTGACCAGAATTTTCTCGGCGTTCGATTATCTCAGCTAAATCATTTAACTTAGATTCGATACTAGCCATCCTTCCTTTTAGAAACTCACGAGGGTTATTACCAACAACCATTACATCTTCGTTAGACTCGCTGTTTAAGATTTTATTCATTCTGGTAATGTCGTCTGACTTATCTATTTCTGAAGTTGATTTCCCTCTTTCATAATTAGATATTTTTACATCATAATTAGAACGCTGATCCGCTGTTAGTCCGCCATTCATTTGAATCTCTCTTGCCTTAGAAATTAAAATATCATAATCACCCGGAGATAAAAATCCGTCTTTTGCCAAATTATTTTCTAAAATAGAAAGCTGGTCTGATAGTATTCCTGCTCCAGATCCTCCACCTGATTTTTGGAGAGCTGGGTTTAGAAATGAAACATTAAATTGAGCCATATTATTCTGATTTTAAATAAATATCTTTACCGGCCCTAATAATTTTATTTTCTAAAGTCTTAGGGTCATACTGTTGTTGCAACTGAGTAAATTCGCTTGGGTTTAAGATCTTGCTAGTAACTGGTTTTACTCCTGATTTTAAGAATATGTCAGTTCCTTTTTTAATAATTTCTTCTGGTTTGTAATACTTAAGAAGGTCTGGACTGGATATTCTTTCTCCCGGTGCTTCTGTTGGGGCTTGAATAGCGACATCGGTGGTGTTAATCGGAGTCCCCTTAGAAATACTGCCAATATTATCTAGCTGTTTAACTGAGCTGAAATCAGATCCAGTATATTTTTTGAAGGTAGCTTCATCCCAAGCTCCAGTGAAAGGTCTTAATACTCCGCCTTCGTATTTATAAACTGTCTTGTCGTTAGGAAGTTTATAAGTTTCCCCTTCCGCTAGAGTCGGCGTGGTAAATTTCTTAGTCATATCTGATGCTACTGTTAAAGGTGAGGTGTCGCCAAATTCTTGCTTCTGAGCGGTATCAGAAAGCCCACCAATAATATCTGTGGCCTTTTTAGTTGCTAGATCTTCTGGCGTGACTGTGGCTCCGGCACCTGATTTAATAGCCATTTCCATTGCTTGTTCGTTAGTTGTTCCCGGATTAGCCGACATAATTGACGACATCGTTGATAAAATCTGGCTAACTTGATCTTGCTTCTCTTTAGCGGCTGAGCTAACTATCTTCTGATAATTTAGTGATTGATCTACGCCGTAAGAGTCTTGAATATAAGCTAACTCTTTAAGGGCTTTATTAGCATCAAGATTTAAAGCAAAATTATTTAAAATATTATTACCTCTAAGATCAGCAGTCGCAGTTAAAGATTTCTGTTTGTCCTGATCGATTCTTTCTAAATACTCAGTGAGTTCTGGTCTTTCTTTTAGGGTGTCATACCAATTTGAAACATCTTTAAGAGCATCGTTGCTTAAAATGTTTCTAGTGCTCTTGTAAGTAACTTGATCGTTTAATTCTGATTGATAGCGAGTGAAAAATCCATTAGCTGTTCGGTCGTTAAGATACTCCCCTCGTTTTGCTTCCCAGAATTGACTAGCTGATTCATATCTTATTCCGCCAATATTTACTGGTGTATTTTTATCAGCTTGTTCTAGTTGAGAGTTGAATTCATTTAAAAGAGCGGTGGCTGAGTTTCCAGTCATAGTCGCAACCGACATATTTAAAAGAGCCTTGCTAATTTTAGCCTCAGTTCCAGCTTTATCTAGAGATTGCATTTGTAAATCTAGTAAGGCGACATAGTCATCATTACCGGCATTGATAGCTTGAACTCTAGCATCGTTAATTCTAGTTTTTTGCTTGTCAATTATTTCTATATCCTGACTTTCAGAAGCGTAGTTAGTGTTATATTGCAAAGCTGTTTTACGCTGTTCATAGAGTTTAGATTCTAACTGGGTAATATTTTCTTTGATGTTAGACTTAATAGCTGAATCGGTAGTATTATTCATCGTTGTTCTTAACCATTTTAAAGTGTTGTCGATCGATTGAGTGCCCGAATTTAATTTGGTAAGTTCCTCGATATACTTATTAGTGAAATCTTCCTGCTCTTTACGATCTTTTAAAGAAGATATTTCATTTTTTAATCTTAGTCTTTCATCTCTATCTCCGGTTTCGATATTCTTTAGCTGATTTTTTCTAAATTCAATTTGCTGATCTAGAGTGATATTATCCTCTAGAACTGCTTTGTTGAATTTCTGCTCATCAGCCAAATTTTTTCTAACTCTATTTTGAGTAATCAAAAGCAGTTGGGAATCTATGAAAGTCCCAAGGTTTGTAGCGATCTGCTTTTTTTGTGATAACTTTTCGTATGCCATATTTTTATGGGGTTACGGCTGGGGCAGGAATAGCTCCGCCCGCTGCTCTTTGATTAGATCCGGCTATCGCACCGGCGGCACTGGCACTAGCTCCTGCCTGATTTGGATTAGCTGGTAAACCACCGCCACCTTCTCCTTCTGATGGTGGCATTGATGATTCTGGATTATTGATTTGCAATAACCCCGGTTGTCGTGCTGTTTGTGGTCCCAATATTGGATCGGCTAAATCTTGCTTCATTCGCTTCTGTTCAATCTTAGGTTGAGGAATGCCCAAATTCTTCTGCGTAGTAGTAAGTGATTGAACGCCAGATTGTAATTTATTAAGTTCATCAATAATGTTGCGAAGTAAAGTTGAAATAATACTAACCTCATTAGTGTAATCTCCCATGATAATTTCCTTAGTTTCTGGGAAATAAATTTCAAGTAATTTAAAAATGTTTGTATTCAAACTTCGAAGGGCTTTCTGATAGCGTTTAATTCTAGGGGTAATTTTTCTGATAACTGACTGTAAAGCCATCGACATTGAACGACCTGAGATATTTCCATTTTGGATTGACGACATTAACGCTTCTGAGGTTCCGGTAACATCTAGAATTGCTCGGCGACGACCATCAGCAAAAGTTGAAGATGCGTAAGGATCACCGGCTCTTGAGATCGGATCTAATTCTCCGTCATCTGGCATATTAAATATTTTTGAAAGGCCATGAACGAGAACTTCCATTCCGTCTAAATTTTTCCCCTTCAAGTTTATGGTGGAGAGGAATCTTAAAGCATTCGCTAAGTCGTTGTTAACTCTAGTGTAAAATAATTGCGGATCGATGGCATCCTCGATGTCTGATTTTCCGTAAGGGTGATTAGGGACATAAATATTTTTGATGTATTCAAGCGGGACAAAATTCCAATTATGCCAATAGTAATCTACTAGCTCATCTTCAATAAAAATTGCCATTAACTTATCAGTCCAAAACTCACTTCTTTTAATCATCCGTTGGTTAGTTGATTGCGATGTGATATTTGGCTGTGATCTGAAATTAGGGCTACCTGCTTTATACTTCTTGATAATAATAGCGGTTGATAAACCTTTAGATCTTAATTTGTCGCCGTATAGTTTTTCGCATTTCATTGGCGAAATTGAAGTGGTATCGATGAATCCATATAGGTCGTGATAGTTCTCATCTAGGAAAATAGGCCTGATATTAGCAGGATTTTCAACATTATAAAATTTAATTTTCCAATTTTTCTTATCTTTATTGTCGCCCTTATCTAAAAAAGGACCCTTAATGAAAGTGTCGCCGTAAGTTGAGCCAGTTTTAGATAATTCTGGAAAGACGATGTCGTCTGCATCATTGTCATCGTAAACTCTTTTTAAAAGTTTTTCCTTAAACTCTGCTTTTAATTCAAGCAGTTCGTCTGTTTCGTCTTGAGCTGGGCAGTTAATTTCAACTGGGGCATCAAATAGTAAAGATGAAAATGTGTCAACGATAGTGGCACAATAATTATCTGTTCTTTGCGAAGCTCCCGGTGGCTCGTCTTGGGACCATTGATCGCCACGATAAAATTCTCCTAAGGTGGTATAGCCAACGAATTGTTTACCAGAAGATCCTCTGGTAGCGGATACGCCGCTGAGTCTAAAACTAAGGTCTTTTTCAGTTTCCCCTTTATGTTCTAGATATTCGTTTTTTAATTCCTCCTCGAACTTTGAGCGTTCTTTGTCGGTCATGTCTTTTTTGTAATTTAACATATGGTTAGAAATGTCTTTCAGTTATTGTTAATTCTTTAACTGCAAGCTCTCTTTGGCCTGCTATTTTAAGGACATCTTTTGCATTATTAGCTAATAAATTTACATCAAATACCTTAGTTTGGTGCTTGGCGATTTTCTTTTCGCAATACCAAATGGCCATTCCTAGGGCCATTACCTCGTCTTGTTCCAGTTTTAGGTCTTGAACTCGGTAATTTCCTAGCTGTTCTTCTAGCTCTGGGATAATATAGGAGCGAATTTTGCCAAAATTTTTATTAAGTTCTGTGATTTTACCATCTTCATCGGTGGAAATTTTCCTCCCATGTGTTAAGCATAGCACAAAATAGAATAACATGTCATCTTTTGGAGCTCTAGAAATTGAAAAATCGTGAAGATGTCTGACTTTCATCTCTTTTAACATCTTAGAAATGATAATTCCTCCCATAGATGATGAGTCGTGAATGATCTCGGCATCGTTAAAGTCCATTTGTAATAATTTAAGTCGTGCTAAAGCGGCGTATGGCGATGCTCCTTTGACTGATTCTCTAAAAGCAATGCGATAATGAACCCCGTCAACTGGCGGTTTCTTGTTAATGAAGTTCATCAACTCGGTAATATCTACGACATAAAATACGCTAGGGTCGCCGGTATCAGAAAAGCCCCAATCTACCCCAATTATGTATTTATGGCCAGGCATTCCCATTTCTATTGGGGAATAATTCTCCCATAATTGCTCAATGGCGGCGTTAGGGAATAACTTAGCCCCGGCGGAAACGAAATCTCCGAAGGCTACTTGGCGATATTTCTCTTTATCGGTCTGTTTAATTGAGGCTAAAATAGAATTTTTCTCATTTTCTCCAATGAAAATGTTGTTGGCGATGCCTCCTATCATAGTGAAAAAACCATCCTTTAATTTAAGGCCGTATTTTACAATACGCTGATAGTAGGCGTGAGAAGGCTTATCTACCTCCGGCGTGCCGATAATGTCCATCGGACCACCAGAATCAAGTAAACGGGATTGAATTTTGGCTGGGAGTTCGCTACGAAGGTGAAGTGATTGAGGGGCTTCGTCATAGGAAATGTAAAAAAACTGCGTTCCAGCTAGTGATGAGGCCTGATCTTCTCCGGTGGGGCCTCCTTTAATCATGGAATTGTTAGCGAATATGATTTCTCTCTTAACTTGTTTATGATCAACAAGAAACGATTTAATTTTGCAAATGTTTCTAATTTTCTTTCCCTCCCATTCATAAATTTGCTTGTCTTGGAAGATGTCAACGATATAACGATAAGCGGCATCAACCTGCATTGAGTGCGGGGAGATGTTTAAAGTGGTATATCTGATGTCTTTTATGTATTCTGGCGGGCCAGTGCAGCCAATTTTATAGAAATTATACCAAACATGCTTGACTGATGTGACGAAAGTTTTGCCAAACCGGTTACCTGGAGCGAGGATATTCTTTAAAAAGTCGTGTTCAAGGAGTTCATCTAGCTTTGGGAGAGGGATATTTTCTTGCTTAGCTAGATCATAGGCTGATTTTATTCTAGTTTTGGTGGTGGTCCAAAGCCAAATCTTCTGACGGGCGTGAAAATGCAAGCCTAAAAAGTGTTCGCCGAAGAACACCGGATCATTTCGGCCTTTAATTATGTCTTTAGCAAGCTGATTCGTTCCGATAGGTTTTTCGGAGGAGGAGCTATTTATGGCGTTTCGGTGGTTCATAATTCTTCTTTGTTAAATTCTTTTAGACGGGTTGGTTCCGGTTCTTCATCGAAGTCAGCTTCTTCGACGGCCCCATATTGAGCGGCTTGAAGCATATCTTCGTAAGCGGTGGTTTTGCGTTTTTCTGATTGGACTTTTGTTAGGGCTACCATTCGGCTATCT